GATCTTGGCGCAGATGGTCGCATCGGACGATGTATAGAGCTTCTGGTAGCTCCCGACCGCCGCCGTGGCCTTGGCCGGGGTGGTCTGGGGTTTGCTGGTCGTGCTGCCGGTCGCCCCAGAGGATGGGATGACCAGCACGGTCCCCGGATAGATCCAGTGCCCATTGGAGCTGCTGGCCCGGCCCATCTTCTTCGCAGCAGCCTCGATGGTAGACTTGTTGGCGTTATAGATGGTCTTCCACTTTGCCCCACTGCCCAGGTATTTCTTGGCGATGTTCCACAGGGTATCCCCGCGCTTCACGGTGTAGCTCGTGGTCGTCTTCTTGCCGGTGGTGTCCCGGCTGGGCTGGGAGACAGTGGCGGTGGTAGACCCCTTGCTGTCAGTCTTGAACTGGATGGTCTTCGTCACATAGGCTTGGTATTGCAGCAGGGTCACATCTACAAAAACGTCCTGCCCGTGCTTACTGGCATCCTCTGTGATGGTGTAGTCCTCCAGGGACACGGTAAAACTGGTCTGGAATCGCCCCGGCCGCATCACCTGGAAGAAGAAGGGTTTGCAAGTCTGCTTGAGTGCTTCCAGTTTGTCCAGATAATTTTTGGGGGTCTGAAACACGCCCCCCGGATACTGGGCAAAGGGGTACCGCACCGCAGGCAGCAAGCAGGAAAAGGTGATCTTCGACAGGCCCGGCAGCTTCAGGAGGCTCACCTCCTGCCCGCTGATCAGAGTGAGAGTGTCGTTCTGGTTCCCGATCTTCACTGTCATCTTCTCTGGGGCCACCGGAAAAAGAAGGCCGTCTAAGTAAAACTGAAACATTTAGATATGCACCCCCTCACTGACTTCGATCATCGCCTCTTCGATCTTCTTTTCCAGATCATCGATGATGCCGTCCAAGTCGTTCGTCCCGGTGATGGTGTTCTGATTGTTCATCTCCACCCGGATCTCTGCTGTGGTGAATTTATTGATGGCATCCCGCTCCGCAATGTCCCGCAGCAGACGCAGCTCTTCGGCGCTCATGTCCAGGGCATCAGCGGCTTTGGCCGTGTTGTCGGCGATGTCGTTGGTGTTGTTGTAGATGCTGTCTAACGTGTTGCCGGTGTTGAAGGCCCCCATGGGGTCATTGACCTGGGTGCTGTCGAACAAACCAGAGACTTTGCTTCCCAAGTTCTTGCCGAAGTTGTAGCCCGTGTTCCAGGCTTTTCCGTACTCGAAGCGGCCTAGCTTCATCTCGTCGCTGTTGACCTTCGCCATGATCTCCTTGCCCTTGCCGAACTTCCGGTCTACCCAGCCGCCCAGACTATCCCGCCAGCCCTGTACAGCGTCCGCCAGATGGCTGCCGAAGATGTTGTCGATGGCTGAGGCCAGGGTCTTCAGCAGGCTGAGCACCACGTCCACCAGGTCAAAAAAGAGTCGAGCCACAGCCCCCACCGGGTCCTGAAACACGTTCCCGATGAAGTTCGCCACTGCTGCGACCACGTTATAGATCCCGGCAAATACCTCCATGACCAGGTTGTACAGAGAGACGAACACGTTGCCGACCACAGCCAGCACGACCAGGAAAGCCCCACAGATGATGCCCGTGGCCGAGACGCTGGTCCCAGCGAAGTGATTTACCGCCGCCACTGCCGCGTAAAACAGAGCGACCAGTGCGATGATAAGCATGATGATCCACACGATGGGGCAGGCATACATAGCCGCGTTCAGGCCATACTGCGCTGCCGTCTCCGCCGCTGTCACAGCAGTCAGCTTACCGGTCACGGCCAGCTGGAGCATCTTGGCGGCGGCCTGGGCTACATGCAGCCCCTTGGAGATGGCCTCGACCACATTGGCTGCTACCTGAGCGCCGTAGTAAACGCCCAGGGCTGCCGCAACGCCCAGGATGAGCGGGGACAAGATCTCCCAGTTGTCTGCGACCCAGGCCACACCTGTCACCAGGCCATCAAAGATCGTAGCAGCAACAGAGGCCAGGGCTGCCAGCGCCGCCATGAGGCCGTCTGTCGCCGCACTGAACCGGTCGCTGTTACCGATCTCACTGAGCTTGGTCAGGATGGGCGAGAAAACGGACAGAGCCTTGTTCTGCATCTCTGTCCAGATCTGTGCCCAGGTCTTGGGCATACTCTCGAACTTCTCATTGGTCTCATCCGCCATGGCAAAGAGGGCATTTTTCACCACCTGGGCGGTGACTTCCCCCTTCTCTGCCACGGTTTTGATGGAGCCTTCGGCGATGCCCATGTATTTCTCGATGGCAC